ACCGTCGAGGTCTCATCACACTAACTTTGGAGCGGTTATTGGTCCTCCTGGATCTCAAGAGAACTGAGACCGCCCTAGAGATGGTGAAGATGGGGGCCCGGGATCCAGTCCACACCTTCATTAAAGAAGAGCCACATAAACAAGAGAAGATCGCTGCTGAGAGATACCGTATCATTAGTTGTGTGTCTGTTTTAGACCACATTATTGAGCGGTGCCTCTTTACGGCCCATAATAAGGCGGAGATTGATTTGCATGAGCATTTCAGTTTTAAGCCTGGTATGGGCCTACATGATGAGGGAAAGCAGCATTTGTACGATCATTTCAGAAAGTGCCAAACCGAGTTCACGCCCGCGTCTACGGATGTGTCAGCGTGGGATTGGTCTGTCTCAGGATGGATGTTGGAGGATGATGCGGAGTACCGAGTCGCAGTGGTGGGGGGGGACGGAACAGCATGGGCCACGCTTGTGAGAAATTACACGTATAGCTTGAGCCTGAAAGTTTTCAGCCTGCCAACTGGCGATCTGTTCGAACAAACCACGCCCGGGGTGTTACCATCGGGAACTTACAACACATCGAGTACAAACTCGCACATGCGCCACATGTTGGCAAAAGTGGTGAGATTGGATCTCGGGTGTACTGTTGAGTATACCATGGATGGCGCCCAGATGGGTGATGATGCGCAAGAGCCTTTTGTGGAAGGACTTGAGTCGGGATACAAAAGTTTTGGATTCTTGGTGAAAGGAGTCTCTACATCGCCTCTCGATGAGTTTTCGTTTTGCTCGACCGCTTGGAGATCAAGCTGGAAGGGCGAACCGGAGTCTTGGAAAAGGACGGTGTTTAGGTTTCTAACTAGGAAGCCAGAAGAATATGTTCCTGAGATGAGGGGAGCTCTGGACTTCGATCTCCGGCATTTGTCTGGGAAGGAGTCTGTCTTGGCTAGGTGTGACCAGTGGGTTGCCGAGAACTTTAGGGTTTAAGAGAACTACTGAGCCATATCAGCATGAATAATCAACAAGACAAATTCTCGAAGATGGTTGCTGCTGGGCAGATTACGAGGGCTGAGGCTAAGCGCCGCCGTGCTCAGAGAGATCTGGACCGGCGTCGCGAGGGCTCGATCCTCAGTTTGCCGAGCAACGACGGACGTGCCCAAAGAGGGGTAGACCGGATGCGTCAGCAATCCCAGGTTACGCGGGCGGTGCCTTCCGCTGGCTATCGGCAGGATGTGGTTTGGACCACTCTTACCGAGTGGCCGGCGGTGACGCCGCACGCTAACGGGACCATTGAGTACCGAGTGGCCCAACAGGTAGTGCCCGCCGATGCTACCACGCCGTCCTTCGCCCAGATTGCGGCTCTAGACCACAAGTTGGTCGAAATCCGTATCGAAGTGACGCCGGGTCTTTATGATCCGGGGCTGCTGCAGTGCATAATCAGCGCGGCCCTATACCGCGGCGAAACCAGTCCTGAGACGGGCCAGATCCGCCAGTACGCTGGTGCTCAGACCTTGAGCCTAACGTCAGGCGGACCGATGTTCGTCTGGGTCTTTAAGCCGCGGGTGGGAGACCGCGTTGATTCACTGGATGGCTCCAGTCCCACACTTAGTGTGGTTCTGGGGTCCCAGTATGTGCTACTGCGACCGCCGACTGGCGAGATGCTAGAGCGGGTCCCCATTGGGACATTCGCGTTTAAAGTGGGACTCGTGTACATGGTGCGCGAACGTTCCGGTCTGCTCTTTTAGGGTGCGACCGCCTGGGTGCCGGGGCCTTGTACCGGTGTGATGGAGCTGACCATTTAATAACAGCGGCTGTCGGTTGGCTAGTACCCTCCCGTGCGCGACAAAATAGAGCAC